TTGACGATTATGAAACTCTGATTGCCAACACTGAAGACCCAGGTGCTGGAACTCGTTTCGGAGCGGGCGTGTCTCGCGGTATCGCACAGTCTCAAGAGATGCTTGGCCGCGCATTGCAAGCGACAGGTGTTGGCGGTTTGCCTATCGGGCGTCAAGTTGCAGAAACTTTTGTCGACTGGGGGCAAGAAACTCAACAGCGTTTGTCTCCATGGCAAGTAAGTTTTACGCGTGATGTTATCGAAAACGACGATGATCGTTTTGGTGGACTTACTGACTGGGCAGTAACCACTCTTGGTGAAGCCCTCCCGTCCATCGTTGAGAGTATCGCTGCGGTTGTTGGCGGTGCGGCTATTGGTAGTGCCGCTGCTGGTCCTGGTGTTGGTACTGTTGGTGGTGCTCTGTCCGGTTTCGCTTCGCGCACAGCGTTTCGTCGTGCCCTCCAAACGGGTATTGAGCGAAGACTGCGAGGCGAGGCTGTTAACGCTGCACAACGGCGAGCTATCATTTCCGCTTCTGCTATGGCAGCTGGCCTCGCGCAAAACTACGGCACTGGCGTTGGCGATATCTACACACGCCTGATGGACGCTGGCGTCGACCCGGACGATCTTGGTGCGCGATTCACTGCTCTTAGTGGCGCTGTGCCGTACGCAGCGCTTGAGTTCCTCCCCGAGTTTGTGGCCGTTAACCGGCTTCTCGGACGTGGGACCACGCAGCAAAATCTTGTTCGTCGTGTGGTCGGCACTGCCGGTACTGTCGGTGCGCTTGAAGCTGTTACTGAGGCTGGCCAAGAGGGTATTGGTATCGCTGCTGAAACCAGCGTGACGGGGCGTGATCTTAACGACCAAGACTTGGCAGCGGCTATCAACGCCCTTGCAGCAGGCTTCCTTGTCGGTGGCGCTATCGGTGGCGTCGCTGGTCTGCGTAGCCCGACGCGTGATCCTGTCAACATCCTTACTCCGCCCCCGCCGCCCACACTTAGAGCGGTTGAGATTCCGGACGGTCCTGCGGGTGGTCCTGCGGGCGCACTTCCTGCGCCGGGCGGCGTGCCTATTGGCGCAACTCCTATTAGTCCGTTGGGTACTGGCCCCGGCCCTGTCGGGGGTTCGATTGCCCCTCCGTTTCCCAGTATTGAAGAAGGGCAGCGTGCCGCCAACAGGCCGTCCGTTATTAATCTTCGCGATGAGTCGCAGCCGCGCGCTATCGAAGACACCGGTCCTGCGCAAGCAGAAGCGCAGCTTAATCAAGAGCGTCAGGAACGCAGAGCGCAGTATTTTGCGCAGTTCAAAAACCTAGAAGAAAACGGAAATCCTGATACAGCTGGACAGCGCATCGGGCATTTTATTTCGTCTGAGCCCGCACTAGCTCCAACGATTCAACAGTTTTATAGAGAATACCAAGCGCAGAAGCTTTTAGATCAAGTGGATAGCGGCGTAACCCCTGATCGTCTAAAGGTTGTTAATGCCGCGCGTGGTTTAGGACTTAAAGCTGTAGTAAAAGAACAGGCAGCGGATACCATCTCGCGCATTCGCCAACGGCTTGCTGAGCTTAACGCTCCTGTTGCGGCTGCGGCTGCGCCTACTGCTCCGCCTGCGCCCGAACCTCCCCCGCCGCCTTCGGCTGCGCCTGTGCCTCCTGCGCCCCCTGCTGCGGCTCCGGTTGCGGCTGCGGCTGCGCCGCCCCCTCCCCCGCCGCCTTCGGCTGCTGCGCCTACTGCTCCGCCCCCCGCTGCGGCTGTTGCGCCCGAACCTGCGCCTGCGCCTACAACTGCACAGCGCCCGATCAAGGGTTTTAAAACCGCTAAAGGGTCTAGCTATATCGTTCACGACGACGGTACGACAACGCGTACCAAAGCAGAGCGTAGCGATTATGACCATAGGGAAGACTTTGGCGAGAAAAAGCGCAGTGATCGTACAATTTATATGGAAGAAACGGATGCGAATTGGCTTGCTATTCCGAATGAAACAGACGTTCGCATCTATGTTAGGCCCGAAAGCGTAACACTTATTTGGAAAACAGGACCTCTTAATCCGTGGGGAACTAATGATAGCTCACGCAATAAACCGTTTGAAGAAACGCCGCGTGTTGGGCTGATCCCTGTTGAATTGTGGAACGAAGACCCGGTTCTTCCGGGTGCGTATAAAAATGTTCATTACGGCAACCAAATTACCTCCATCGAGCAGGAAGAGTCTGCGCCCGAACCTGCGCCCCCTCCGTGGCAACCCACGCCTGTAGCTCCTCGCCAGCTACAACGAGATAATGTCGAGAGGCCGGTTTATTCTGCGCCCGAGCCTGCACCTACGCCTGAGCCCGAACCTACACCTAAAACAGTAGAACTTCCGCGTTCAGTAAAAATAATAATGGAACTATATAATGGAGTTGTAATCTGGACTAATGGTACTTTAACTCTTGTTGAATTATATGAAAGACGTGTAGCAAATCCTGTATATGTAGGTATTAAAAATAAAGAGTGGATCAATCTAGATGTTGCAAATCTTCCAAATAACCAAGATCTTTTTACAGAAGATGAGCTAGAACTTCTAAGAGCCGAACGCCTCAAAGCGATTGAGGAGGACAACCGGCGTCTTGCAGAAAACCCCGATGGGCCTTTTGCAAATGGGCAGAATGTATATCTGTCTGATGACATCCCGCCATATGTAAAAAACATTCTTGGTGGATGGCTTCCGCTACTCAAACTATCGGATATCAGACTCGCTGTCATAACTCCTGAAGCTGGTAAAGCACTTCGTCCTTCAATGGCAGGGGTCTATAAGAAACTTGGGTCTGCTGCGCTCGAATCTCAAACAACAGTGGGTTCCGCACGTCGGTTAAAAGATGACGAGTACTATATCGCCATCAGACCGGTTGATAATACAGCTAGGCAGCTTGAAATACTTGCTCATGAACTTGGGCATATTGTGGAAAAGCGTGCGTTTGAAAACGCAGACTCAGCCACAAAAAATAAAATCATGGAAGAGCATAGAAAATGGGTAGCGCAAACAGAAAATAAAACTGCGCGAGAGCTAGTAGAAAGTCTTCGTGCTTATAAGCAAGGCAGAGCGACGAAAGTTCCAGAAGATACGAAAGTAGAAAAGCTTCCTGACGCCGAGCAACGTTACTGGAAATCGTTTTCAGAATGGTTTGCAGATCAAGTTTCCAGATGGGCAACCACTCAAAGAAAGCCGCTTACGGTTGTCGAAAAATTCTTTAAGAGACTGGCAGATGCACTAAGTCGATTTTTTGTAGGAGAGAACGAAAAGTTCCTACCAAACGCAACGGTAGCCGAATGGCTTGACTCACTGTCTCCAGACTTTAGTGACAGTGCGCCTGAGCCCGAACCTACGCCGCCTCCTGCGCCTGCGCAGCGAGGACCTGTGCGTGCTGGCCCTGTTACCCCCCGGCGTACCCCTGCGCCCGCGCCCGAACCTACGCTTGCGGCTGCGCCTGAACCTGCGCCGCCTACGGAAACTATTGAAGATGTTAAGAAGCGTATTCGCAGTCGGCTTAGCGAACTTCAAATTCAGCTTGCGCCGATCCGCAAACGCGAAGGCGAGACCGTTGGTCCTAACGTTAACCCAGATGCAATCCCCACTCCTAAAGAGATGGTGGAGCGTCAGCTTGTTGCTGTCAGACAAGAAATTTCTAACACGCAAGCTAGATTAAGAAACAATCCAGACAATAAAACGTTGAATGATAACCTTACAACGTACAGAAGAAATGAAGCACTCCTTAAAGAGTTCGACCTAAAAACAGAAAAAGGTCTTTCAAAGCAACTAAAAACCGACACTAGCTTTGCAGCGAGGTACAAAGAATACCTTAACGATTGGCTCGACGACGTCGAAAACGAAGCCGAAAGAATACTTGAGCGGCGGCGAGAAGCTGCGGGTGCCCAAACAACTATCGAAGGTAGGAAACCTGTTGCTGATTTGCGCGGCGTTAGAGAAGAGCCACCTGCGGAACAGGAAACGCCATCTCGTTGGCAACAAATACAAGAGGGGCCACAAGCGCCTAGCGATCAAGCTATTTTACCGGAAGACCAAGCGCGCCAACGGTTTGCACAAATTCAGGGGCAGCCGCCCATCTCGACCGAAAACGTTTTTGGTTCGTTCGACACAGAAGTCGTGGGTATTGAGAATACTCCCGAACAAGAAAGCACGCGTCAGCCCGAAGCAGGCGACTCGCAGCTGAAGAAACCCGTAGTCAAGCGGCCAAGGAAGCAAGAGTTTATTGGCGAAAGCGGACGACCAGTTACGGTAATCAAACCCGACGTGGCTAAACTTGAAGCTACTAAGTTTATGAACCGCGCTAGCGTAGGTGCCGCTGCTCGCGACGGCGTGCAGACGTTTGTTGCTAACTCGCCAGAAGAACTGAAAGCTCGATTCCCCGGTATCGAAAACCAACTCGATATCAATAAGATCGAAGCTGCGTTTTACGTTCCGTCTACTAAAGGAGGCGGCGACACAACCAGTGTTCGCATCGCAGAAATTCTCTCCAGAGAAGAGCCTACGCGTAATGCTCTCCGCCAATCAGTGGAAGCCCGGCAGTCTGCGCCTGTCGTTATTGTAGCTGCATACAATATCAAAACAGCAAAGCAGCTTCGCTTCGCCATGGCCCACGAACTGCACGGCCACTATGGTCTGCAACTGGCTTTCACAAATATCAAGAACGCACTTAAAAAGGATAAAGGTGCTCCCCAAACATATGTAGATTTTATGAACCAAATCTACGACAACACCCCGTGGGTCCGTAACGAAGTAGACGCTCGACTCGATATTTACCAGAACACTTATAAAGATTTGCCTGAGGCTACTCGTAAAGCCTACATGATCGAAGAAGCTTTGGCAGATCGAGCAGCTGTTCTCGAAACGAATATTGTTGCACGTATTTGGGACAAGACTAAAGAGTTTCTTGGAAAGCTTGGCGTTCTTACGGACGACGCTCTTGCGCGCCACTGGATTAAGCAGGCCCGTATTTATGTGCGGTCTAATGATCCGCCGCCCCCAGGTACGTGGCAGGAAATTCTCAGAGAGACCGACGCCGACCTGACTAATGGAGCGTTCCGCGCCAGCATCCCCTACACTGGCTCTCCCGCAGCTACGGCGTTTGCTCAGCCCGGCGTGTTCGGTGCGCCGACGCGCATCAATGCTGGTAATATGGGGAAGATCGCGGCAGGTCTGGCACGTGGGGGTAAACGTGCTATTGCTCAGGCACTTGAAACGATCCAAACCACGGACAACATTGCGACCCGCAGCTACGGATTGTCTGAACTTCTGAAAGTATTCCGAAACATCGGAGAAACTTCTAAGAACTTGCTTGGTAAGTATGAGCAAATGACAGGCACGGCTCGCAACGCACCGCTGTTCGGGCTGGGTAGAGGTGTTCCCGACGAGCAAATCGAAATCGCTAGCGAGTTGCTAGCATACGCATCTCTGTATAAGCTACCCACGGTGCAGGAGGAAGACCTTAATAAGCTTCCTGACTTCCTGATTATCAGCGACCGCGGCGTTGTGACGATTGATCCGGCAGCCTTTGAAGCTCTTAAGAGGCAAGGAATTGTTACCCCCGAAGAGTTTTCGCGCGGCTTCGACTGGAACTTTGCCAATGGCGAGCGAGCCGGTACCTACCAGCGTAACGTAAAAGCCGACGATCAAGCCTACATTGTCTATAAAGAATATATGGACGGTATGTTTGAAGCCGTAAAAGACCGCGTTCTAGCCGAAGTTGCACACTACAGCAAGCTTAGTGAAAGTGGAATCAATCGCATCCTGGCCCGCTTCCGCACGCCGCCAACACAAGCGCAACGAGAATGGTTTAGACGTATCCGCGAAGCCTATAACTCGTTCCAAGAAGAGAATGCGGAAGAAGCCGATATCTGGCTTCGTAACGTTCTACGCGCGCTACACTCTACATCTAAGATCGACGATTGGGACCGCACTGTTTCTGATGCGCAGTACGCTAGAGATCGCGCTGCTAAAGAAGCCGCAATCGATGCTGAACTTGCAGCTGGTGCCATTACGCCAGAACAGGCAAACACCCGCCGTCGAGCGTTGGAAGACGATGACTTCATCCACGAGTTTAAGAAGACGGCTCGCTACAGAAATCTAAAAGACTTGTTGAGTCGGGATGCCCTCGAACAAGTAAACCAAATGGGGATGAACCTTGACCAACAGAAAAAAGTGCTGACCGTTATTCAACGGAGCGCGGCTGCGTTTGCTTCGGTGCAGGAACAACAGAAAACAGCCAAGCGCAACATCGCTGGCCATTACGTTCCGCTGCGCCGCGAAGGTAAATTCCAAGTGCGGGTTAGAGCTATCGTTCCTGGTACGGAAAATTCAGATAGCCCGCAAATAATTCGTCTGCACGAAGACTTCCAGCAGATGTTGCCCTATCTTTTGATGAACAACTCGGAAGATACCGCTACGGGTGAGCCCGGCGCACGGTCTATCACTAATCAAATCAACGAAGTTTTTGGTAACCGAGTGTGGAAAGTCAAAGACAGCGAAAACCAAGATGTAAATGTTATTCTTCAAGCGTCGTTTGACGAAGCCTTTGAGGGTCGCTCATTTAGTGAGCGCATTAATTTCTCAGAAGTTATCCGCCTTTTGGACACACTTAATATTTCGTTGTCGCCAAGAGAGCGGGCTAACCTAATCGAGAAGATTACCGAAACCGGTTCGCGCATCCGCGCTTCGCTAGAACGTTCCGCTACGCCCGGCTTCGATAAAGACGTTATCCGTTTGGGCGCTGACCCATATTTGGAATCTATGTCGCGTATCTCCGCACGTCGGATTTATGTTTCTGACATCGACGATATTATGAACAACGAAACCGGCAATAACTGGTTTGGTAACTTTGAGTATCTTAGAGACCTTCAGGCCCGGTTCGACGCAGCAGCCGATGCCGCACAACGCACCGTGGCTGAACAAGAGCTTGTGCAGTACGCCTACATGCTGCGCCATATGGCCCCCGTAGGACGCACCTTTACCATTACGACGACCAGGGGCAAGCAGCGGATCGAAACTCTCGGGCAGGGCAACCGTGGCCGTGCCCACGCGGCTAAGCTCTTGGAGCTTTATGCACAGAACGTAGATGTCGCGGGCGATGATATTGATACGTGGCTCGGTAAGATTGGCTCTGGCCTCCGCACGTTTACCGTGGTTACGCAGCTGGGCGGCTCTGTAGCCTCCGGTCTTCTCAACCTTGTTTCACTGCCGCTTGCAGTCGCCCCATATCTCGCTGGGTTTAACTACCAAACCGGACGCGGCGGCGGGTTTGGGGATATGAAGACGGCCACTGAACTAGGTCGCGCTACTGGTAACATCTCTAAGATGGCCGGGCTTATCGACGAACGTGAAAAAATGCAGGAGATGGTCGCCAGAAAAGAGTGGACGAAGTACGGCCTCACTGAGGCCGAAGCACGGATGCTGCTTGATATGAGTGACCGCGGGCAGCTGCAAGCTGCGCAAACTTATGGGTTGATGGGTACGACCTATAACGGAATCGGAGATAGAACGCTTCGCGCCGCATCCAAAGGATATATGTTCTTCTTCAATAAACTTGAAGCGGTATCGCGAGCCGCGACCTCCCTAGCGGCGTACCGGCTTTATAGAGATAGAGCGATTGCGGCGGGCGCAGACCCGGCAGCGTTTTCCAATCAGGACTCACAAGATTATTTAGACGTGATGTCCCATACCGAAACAACGCTAAGATTTACTCTCGGTGACTTCGCTCTCTATAACCGACCGGGATTGTTCCGTGGCCCGCTCGGATCGATTGCTTACGTTTACCAGCAATTTAAAGTTACGATGGTGCAGCTGGTTCGCCATCTTCCGCGAAGCGAGCAAATCAAACTGCTCGCCCTACTCGTGCTGCTCGGCGGCCTTAAAGCTATTCCGTTTGCGGAAGACCTGATGGACTTGATCGACACACTTGCCCAAAAGTTTAAGATTCCGATGGGCAGTGTCGAGGCTGAGATTGCTCGGCTGGGCGACGCTCTTATGCCGGGGCTCGGACCTGTCCTCTTGCGCGGTGTGTTGGACTTGCACACCGGAGCTACCATTTCGAGCCGGATCGGTATGGGCGACATGATCCCCTTCTCTGGGGCGTTGCTAGCGGGGGCCGATCCCTACCAAACGGTTATCGACACCATCGGCCCTGTGGCTAGCCAGATTGATAGCACAGCTAAGTTTGCAGGAACCGTAATGGATTACTTCGCACTCGGTGCAAATGGGCCGCTTAGCGACGTGCTTCGCCAGTTCCCATCCGCAGGTACGCGCGCGCTGAGTGACACGCTGATCTTTATGAGCGACGGGTCCATCAGCAACGCACAAGGACAGCTTATTTCTGAGAACCTGCCAGCCCACGTTCTGGCGTTCAGGCTGTTGGGCTTCTTCCCATCAGAGGCAACGTTCCATAACGATGTTGTTCGTATGTCTCGCCGTACAGATAACTACGCCAAAGAAATCCGCCGCCACTTTGTACAGCAGTATGCAGTTGCCTATCGACGCAACGACACTGCCACTATGCGGCGCGTCGTGGACCGCGTAAATGAGTGGAACGAAAGCGTCCGCGGCACTGAGTTTGAAATCCGCGACTTCCTTACCTCCGCTCGCCGGGCAGGCGAAGCGGCCAGACAGACCACCGTGGCTCGCTACCATGATGCATCTAGTCTGACTGTTCGCCCAACCGTCGAGCAACTTTCAGCCGCCTACGGCGTCGACTAAACAAGTTTGAGTTTAGAGAACGCCCGCTGGTCATAAGCCTCGCTGATATCGTTGAGCATACCTTCAAGCTTGGGATGCGCTAGATCAAAACCCAAAACATAAGATTGTGGTAACTTGATCGGCGTGTCCTTAGCGAGATATCCCTTAAACCCGCGAGGCGATGCATCAGCATTGCTAACACTAATTTCTTTTTGAAACGCCTTGTAGTCATGCCCTCCGCTGGAGAGCCAGCGCCGCAGGTGGGTCCGGTCTACTAACAGCACACCGCGAGTAAAGTTTGTCGATCCGTCTTTTCTCCACAGCTGGATGCGCGCACGAACATCTCCGCGAGGTAGCCGTGTGTGGTCGCACATAGGAGGATTGTTTGCAGTCTGGGTAACGGTCACTGTCGCGTTAGCAACTTCGTTAAGATACTGCCCGAGCAGGTCAAAAGCGTCTAGCTTAATCTCGTTCATTGAGTCGCGCAGCACGCCCAACTGGTCTAACACCCATCGTGTACCAGCAGTGTAATCGTACTTAATCAAGCTCAAGTCTTGCGCAATCTTAGACCCAAGGTCTGCAAGAATAACAGCCTGTTCCCAAAAACGTTCATGTCCTGCGAACTTGGCGTTGTAAGTTTTATAGAACTCTTTCGCATGTTCTTCGACAAGTGTGCGCAACTTATCAGGTCCAAGCCCTACAAGATGGCGCAAAAACGCACGTCCAGCATAGCCGTAGTTCTTCATTAGATGGTGGTAAATCTTCTTACCGACCGTGCTGTCCTTGGAGAACAACGTGTGTGGCGGGATAGTCACTTCCAAAAGCCGCGCCATCTGCGCGTCCGTGTCCAGACCAGAAGAGATAAGTTTTGCTTGGATAGATTTATTAGTAGAGATCACGACCGGCGTTGCCCATGTCTTTGCGTCGCGTTCTTCTGAATTGCGGTTCAACCGCGCCTTATCCCGCCCTTGGCTAACCCAGTAAAGGAAATCACCCACCTCTTTATCTTGCAGCATGGTAGCTTCGTCGATAGTCATAGGCAAATTTGAGTAGCTACCGAGACGGCTGAACAGCGTGTTCTGCGTGTACTTAGCGGCAAAGTGCAGGCGATCTGGGTTACCATAGATGCTCTGAATCCAGTATTGGATGAGCGTCTTGCCTCCGCCAGTCTCACCGTAAAGAGAGATGGTCAGCCCCTTAAGACCGCCGAATGCATAGAGCGGTGCGCTGAACCCAACACCGAGAGCAAACATATGCCATGGCATTACGGCCTTCTCTAGGATAGATGTCGCGTTAACCCACGTGTCGAGTGATCCGGAAACGCCAAACATATCTCCGCTGTTACGTGAAGCGTTAGCAGCCAGCGTGGACCGCTCTTCAATAACGCTTTGCCCCTCAGGGCGAATTACGTATTCTCCAATAACAAACTGATCGTGGTCTTCCTTCCACCCCATAGTTGTATAGAGGTTAGTAAGACTACGAATCTTTTTTAGTTCTTCCATGTATGCACGAAGCATGAGTTGAAAAACCTCAGTTTGTTTTTTGCTTGGTAACACAATCCCCTGATCTGCGCACGCAGCAGCGAAATCTCTATGCCCTTCAGTTAGCAAAGCCTGCCGCATTACAAGAGGAGTCCACCCTACATGGGGGCGTTTCCAATTGAAACGAACGACTTCATACCCTAACCCTTCATCCCTACCATAGCTGACCGGATAAATATCGAACGGACATACGTCCACATCAGTATCTTCTATGGTGTAGGCTATGCCTCGCGCTGTCCGCTTAAAAGGTCTCGGCACTGGCACACTAGTTACGCTTGTATCTGGAGCGTCTGGGTCCGTACCAACCTCTTGAAACTGCGCACCAAGACGGCATGGAGAAGTTATCTTCCCCTGGAACGGACAACCTTTGCAGCCACTGGGGCGCAGCGCTTCAAAACGCGCGCACGTCGAAGGCCCATCTGCTTTGGCTTTCCATTGCTCTAGCTTATTGATTGTTTGTTGTTCGGAGAAATCAGGGTGGTTGCTGCTCCACGCAATAGCGGTCTCTTCTGGATTTTGTGTGAACGCGGCGATACCAAGCAGCGCGTACCAAAACGGTTCTTCGACTTCGCTTTGATTGTTGATCGCCCAATTAATTTGTTTGCACTTTGATGCAACAATATCGGCGACCGCTGGCGGAAAATCGCTACTAACTTTTAAGTTGGACAGAAGACCGCGAGGTTTATTAGCCATCGGCGGTGCAGGCGCGATATTAAACTCGCTCAGGTCAATTGCCTCAGCAGGCACCACAACCTTAACTGTAGAACCAGAACCAACGTGGAGCGTCCCAGGAGCCCGCAGGACGCGAGCGCTGTCGCCCGGCACCGCTGGGTCAATAACCAGTCCTTGCGCAATGGCGAGCGCTTTAAGCGCTTCTGCGCGTGGCTTCCACTCGTAAAACGAAAGCGGAGTCTTTAGCGCCCAGTAAATATGAAAGCCTTTGCCCGATGATACGATCATGGGCTTTGGCAGTTGGTTACGCTGCACAAATTCTAAGACGGCTGTAAGAGCCTCGCGCTTGTTGGCATATGAGTTTCTGTCTTTGCCAACGTCTACGTCTATAAAGAAAATTCTAGTTTCTTGTACGTTGTGTTGCCGACGAGAGTTTGCATCTTTGAAAGATGAAACTGCGTAGTAAACATCGTAGCCACCAGCACTAATTCGCTTCGAATACTCAGCCACTTCTTCAAGCGACTGAGAAAATTTGTGCTTAAACTTACTGTTCGGTAGCGCAACGCCTACGCAATACCAGCCACTCTCGGGCAGAACACGCCGCAAAAACTCCAGCGTATTCATCCATTACCTCGTGTGCTGTGGGGGGCCGAAGCCCCCCACCTTATGAGTCCGTTTCTAGTAGCGCAAGCAGCTTTTTGACTCGTTGGCTGTGTGTCGCCATGATGATATCAGCTGTTGGCCAACTATGTTCATTGACCACGGTTAACATCTTCTTGATGCGAGACTTTAATGCCGCTTCTGCATTCGGCGTAGGGTATGACCTCGCAGATTTCCAGTTATAATAATTCTGCCGTGACGTTCGCAGAATCTGCGCCATACCCCTTACCGACAACAACATATGCTTGCGTAGCGCTTCTACTTTATTGAAGTCTAGCTTAGTCGTCATCGCCCATGTCTCCGATCAGCGAAGCGATCTCATCTGCGAGACTAGCAGACGCAACCGGGGCGGGTTCCTTAGCGACCTTCTTCGCCGAAGCCGCACCGCCCTTCGCGGGAGTAGGATCAACTTGACCGTTGGCCGCAGCGCCTCCAAAACCACGGGCCTTTGTTGCTACCTTTGGCGGGATAACCTCAACTTCAACCTCTTCAACCGTCTCTTCAACAGGTGCAGGATTAGGTGCAGGTTTGTTTGTCGCGCGGACCAAGACCGGCTTGGCTGGTTGAATCGGCGCGACCTCCAAGCGCTCGGGCTGGGCTTCACCAGTAATCTCCATCACTGACTCAGAACCAAACAGCGGAGTCACAGCTTCCTGGGTTTCTTCAGAGTTAAACCCGGCAAACGCGAACTTTAGTTTTGGAAAGCTCGCGTCAGTATCGAAGCTCACCGCCGTCGTCACAATCTCCAACATAATACCGCGCGTAGTCAACTCACGTTGGTACTGCGACAGACCTTTAAGCGCAGCGGGAGTCACTTCCAGCAAATAAACTGGCCCGCTCGGATCGTTGGCCGCAACGACAGCGAGACGCTTTTTGTCAGAGCAAGCTTTGATCTTCTGACCAGCGGGGGTAATTTTGCTACCCCACTGGTTTTGTTTGCACATAGAACACTTATCGGACTGCGGATTTTGGGATTCCAGATGGGGCGAAAGGCCGTTGAGTGAATAGCAATCCGGCCCGGCAGGTTCGTCGTCTGGGTTCCACGCCTTTGCATACCACGCTTTCGAGAGGTTCGGATTAGCGCCTACGATAACCACGTTCAACGTGGTCTCGGGGAGCACATGTTCTTGACCTTCTTCAACAATGCGGAAGCGCGAGCCCTTAATCGAAATGCGTGGGTACTCTGGCCCACTACCACCGATACCAGCGGAAATTGCACTGCTAAGACCGCTGTTGTGTTGCGCGTACTTAGCGAGGTGGGCAGGGATTTTGACGTTGGTCGGGACAATAGCATTAGTCATTTGTTATTCCTCATACGTTGTTGGAAGGTTTGCGAATATTTACATCGCGTTCAGTAGTCCAGTTCACGCCGGGAGGCAGGGGATTCCCTTCATCCATCCATGCACGAATAGCCGATTTACTTACGCGCTTTTCCAGTAGGTGGAACGCGTCGTTCAGCTTTACGTAATCAATAATCTCCTGCCAGTCGGCAACACCTGCAAACTCTTTCTCTGTCGAGAATGCTGTGCCGTATGGAGTTTTGAAAGACGTAACGCCGTCTTCTGCCATACGTTGTAGAAGATACGCTTCAAGCTTTTCCATGGCTGATTTAACTTCAGCCACCCTGTCTTTTGTTTCTCTCTCAAGCTCCTCTTTCTTGGTTCGTAAAGCCATATATTTCTTAACGACATCCTCAATCTTTACAGTCATTGCAGCATACCCGAACTATCAAATGTTGTGTCGCTGTAGATACCGACGTGCCAGCTATCTTGATACCGGACAACAAACGCAGCTAACTGGTCTCTATTCTCCGGCTTAGGCTCGATATCTTCGCCATCAGAATCAAACCACACCGAGATGGGCACGACGTCACCGCTGTCGAACAACACACAATTTTCTTCGAGGTTTACTGCCAGGATTTGGGGGACTTCGTTGTCTTCGTCGTCTTCGTCTTTGACCCACTCCATCACGCATCCTCCGTCTGCGGCTCACGCCGTAAAGGCTCATCCGGAAACTCTTTGTGGTCGCGGTCGATCACTTTTGTAACAGCGTATCGAGAGAGCCCCGTGGTTTTTGCAATCTTAGTTAGGCTCATACCGTCTTTAAAAAGTGTCAACACGCTCAGGTGTAACTCATCTTCCTCTCTGGTATACTCCATTTGTTACCTCTCTGTTCTAAGCATATCTAAGAGAACGCCTTGTAGCGTTTGTTTGTTTTTCAGGCGTTCGTACACAGCGCGTTCAATACGCGTTGCTTCGATGTGAAACACATTGGCAGCGTGCCGCTTACCGATGCGTTCAATTCTACCATTGGCTTGGGTATAAATTTCGTTACTGTTAACAGGACCATACCATACGATGGTGCTAGCGGCTGTCAAGGTAAGACCGTGAGCCATGGTAGCAGGGTGTGCGATCAAGATACGAGGATCGCTAGTGTGTTGAAAATCATGAAAGATTTGGTTGCGTTTCGTAGCGGACACAGCCCCATTGACCACGCCGATGGTGTAAACTTTTGACAGTTCTCGCTCCAAAAGATTGAGCGTGCCCGTTAAGGGTACGAAAACAATAACCTTACCCTCCACTTCTTCAATGATATCTTTGACCAGCTGTACGCGGGGCGAGCAGTCAAGCTCAACGTGGTTCCCTAGATCGTCATACGCCACGCCGCACGCAATCTGAATTAGCTTCTGCAACTTCACCGCTTCGTTAACGGCAGTGATTGTATTTTGCTGTGTCTCAACAACGAAATGCTTTATCATTTTGTCGAAGTGCGCTTGCTGCTCCTTGGTCATAGCTGCTTCGCGAGCATGGAACACTGTGTCTGGTAGGTCTAAGCACTCTTCGCGGGTGTAAAGCACAGAAGGCGTAAGGACGTTGCTTACAATCTCGGGACTGTTGGGACGCGGCAGATAGCGCCACTGTCCTACGCGCATCATTACTTCGTCGCGAAAAGCAGTGTACCCCTTAGTAAGCATAGGGCTTTCTACTAACTTAGCCAGAGCCCACGCGTCTGTTGGTTCGTTTGGTGTTGGCGTGCCGGTCATTAGCCATAAGCGGGCCGTTGGATTTCCTTCCATAACTTTCTTCACAGCTTTATAGCGTGCCGTGCTTGGGTTCCTCAGCACAGCAGCTTCGTCTACAATTACGAGATCAAACATGCCGCGACAGTCGTTGAGGATAACAGAAAGCCCGTCGTGGTTGATGATATAAAAATCTACGTTGTTGCGAAGTAACCGCTTTCTGCGTTCAGCAGCACCATGAAGGACAGTAAACAGACGGTTCGGAAAACCGGTGAAGATAGCGTCGCCCCAAACTCGTTCCAGTGTGGAGAGCGGGGATACGATCAAGCACTTACGTATCTTTTTATTTTTCATTAGATAGTCAGCGGCCCACAGGGCGGAGTTGGTTTTCCCCGTGCCAATCTGGTTTAACACGATGCCTTTATGGTGCATCGTTAAGAAAGCCGCCGTCATTCTCTGGTGGTCGTATGGTGTAAACCGACCCGGCCAGTCGTATTGATACAGGATAGGAGCAGGTACTTGAAAACCTAAGTTTCTCAGAACTTTTGTTTCTTCGAATCTGTGCGGCACAGCAACAAGTCTAGCGCCACGAACTTCGATTTCTTTTGCTGTTGGTATGATAGAAGTTATCTTAGTCGGGTCAGAAAGCTTAAGGATGATTGCTTTCTTGTCCGGTAGCACAAGCATCTTTTAAAATCTCCGTAGCGAAGAACGCTATAACGTCGTCGATTGTCTTATCGTCATAGACGACAAAATAAGCACCGCCCGCAGCCAAAATCTGGTCGCGGGTTTTTGCTTGCAGGGCAGTTAGTTTGCTGCTCGCCGATGCTTTGCATTCTATACCGACGAACCGCCCTCTGACAATAGCTACTCTGTCAGGAATACCAGCGCTGCCATACGGCCCGGCGTTGGGGGAATACACAAACAATGGGGTAAAATGAGATAGCTTCTTAAGTCGGCGGTCCAGCTTACCTTTGATGGTGCCTTCCGGCGTAGCCATGGAGGTCTCCTATCTTTTAGCAAATTCACAGATTGTCTGAGCGGGGCAGTATCGGCAGAGCCCACTTGGTTTAGCTGGCCACACGCCCACATCCAGCGAGTGCTCGATACGCTCAATACGGTCGGTAATGTTTTTTAATAAACCCGGTACGTCTTCTCTAGAATATACTTCTTTGTCTACCTTTTCATCACGCAGCCACACAAACGCGCCGGTTACAAAACTAACATCTTCGTAATGAATGAACACTTGCAGCGCATATAGTTCCATCTGAAAAAAGTCAGGTCTGCGTGTTCCGGTTTTCCAGTCTACAACCAAAGCTCTATCTTTTTTGGTTGCTAACATATCAATCTTCGTACGAATGTACGCGTCAGGTGCGAACCACGTGGTGGGGATTAGCTCTTGTGTAAGCACTAGCTCTTTTTCAACCATGATTTCGCAACCGCCAGCAGCACGCTCCACCTCCAAGCAGATTTGTTCGTGCTTAGAAACCTCCGGTGGGAGAGGTTTTCTTTCTGGCCCAAGTCGTTCTTCGATATGCTTATGAACACGCTCGCCATAAATACTAGCCTCGCCGGGCGCGTCTTTCACTTCTTTTGAGACACGCTGGTAGTAGTAACGCCGTGGGCAAGTTTCGTATTGCTTCAATGAAGAAAACGAATGACTGAGAATGTTAGCTGTCGGAGAGGACTGCATGTTCGCTACTCCAATCCATTTTCGATTTGCTAACGTAGTCCTCGATTTTTTGTTTAATCCAGTCACGCCCTTGCGGAGAAAGCGCATGCCCCTCGCTGTGGATCGTAACAATAAAGTTTCGTTCTCCCCCCTGACTCTCAATAGCATCACGCAGCTTACAAATAAGGACGTCTGCGGTCTTAGACTGTGAGTCTTGCTTAGTAATACTAGGAACAAACGACCGTAAGTATTCCATTATATCACTGGTATCGTTGTCTTTCCTAAGCACTCTTGGGTAGTTAGTGTACATCCACGCAAGCATGTAGCATTTAAGACCAGTAACGCCAGTCGATACGTTAATCATATGCGAGGTGTAAACTAACGATTGGTTGTGGCTATCTTTAAGCTGCCTAAGCTCTTCTTCAAGCTCTTCACAACGCTCTCGCCAGTAGCGAACATCCAATGCATTCATTGTTTTTTCCTCATTTTGCACTGCCATAAGATGGCCCTACACCGATTTCGCAAGCGATGGGTAAGCCCGGAGCCCACGCAGGAGCTTGCGACATAACCCCACGGATAAACGACACCGCTTCATCCTGCTCTTGTTCCGGCACAACGAACACGATTTCGTCGTGGACTTGCAAAACGGGGCGGTATTTTTGACCCGCAGCTAGCATCATGTCAGCAATTGCCTGTCGCGCAAGAGCCTGAATAATATTTTCTACAAACTTCCCGCCATAGATATACTGCTCACCTTTGCGGCTATCGTACCTAAAGCCATCGGTGGACCCACGCAGGTTCGAGTAAATGAGCGGGACGCCGTTGGGCATGTACAGTTTATTTGCTTCGTACTTAAGCCAGACTGACGAGTCGATATGCCCATGCGACCCAGAAGCCATGGCCCGTAAAGCAAATCCGCAAGCGTTCCAGAATGCAGGGATTTTGAAATTCTTACTTCGGTAAAGCGCAACAACGCGCTGCGCTGTCTGATCCTCAATGTGTACTTTGTTTTTAGATAGAACACGTACCGACTCAACGAACTTATTAGCGCTCATCGAATAGCCGAGGCCGAGGATAGCCGTCTTACCTAGAAAGCGTTCTGTCTCGTCGGCTTTTGTGATAGTGCGGCCATAGACTTCCGAAGCAAACAAAGAATATACATCTTTGCCCTCAGCGAATGCCTCGATAAGATCATCCTGTCTAGCGACGTAAGCCAGTAGGCGGGCTTCGATCTGCGCAAGATCGCTTGTAATAACAACATACCCCTCCGGCGCTTTCATAGACCGACGCAGCGCCCCTTTACGGGGTAAGTTTTGTAGGTTCATCTTATCGCCGCCACTATAGCGGCCTGTGTGGGCACCCCAATAGTTTAGCAAAATGGGAAGCGGGCCGCGCTCTTGCACGCCAAGAAAAGCTTCGGTGCGCGTCTCTTCCAGAGTAGATTTGATACCTACGCGAGCCGCTGCAAGATGCTGCACACGGGGATTCTCGTGCTCCAAAAGTTCTTGGAACCCCTTATCTGTCTTTGCAAAAGCATATGTTGGTTTGTTGGTGCGGGGACTAGTCTTGATTGGCGGTTCTACGCCAATCTTACGTAGCACGTCGGCAAAGATATCGTTGCTCATTAAGGCTTTAGTTAACGCTTCGTCGTTACCACCACCCAGTTTGTTTAATAGGATTTTTTTCCTATCCTGTACGTCATTTAGATGGGCTAGCAAAACATCCCGGTCTAATTCAAACACTGGTTCGATAAACATACGCACTGTCGTATCAATAAGTTTTATCTCTGATACAGGCACAAATTTGCGTAACTTCTTAAACAGTGCGTAGGTAATCTCTGCGTCGTTGGCGCAGTATTCCCCGTAGTGGGTTAGCTCCGCTGCGGTAAAGTCTAACCGCCGCTTCCCTAGCGCTTGTGTTACGGCTGTCCCTTTGTCGGGCAGTCCATAATGTTTAGCGAGCGCAGCAAGCGAGCAGCCAATCGTCTGCCCGTGTAATGGGCGAGCCATTGACATAGTATCTAACCACAGCTTTGGCCTAATCCCAAGATGCCAGGAAAGAATAGCCCCATCGAACACGGTGTTGTGGCATAGGATAGCAACGCTGCTATAATCCACCTGCCTGAGAAAGCCGGACACATCTGGCCCGCTATACCATTCGGCGGGGGCGTCGCCGCGTTTCATAGCGACGCCAATAATTCCGAACCGCATATCCCTGATATAGCTTTCAGTTGTCATATTTCGCAGGGAATATTCTTTGTCATAGTAGGTTTCGAAATCGATAGTGACAACTTCCATGGTTACTTACCCAATGTTTGAGTACGTTTTCTATATTCGCGTGGCGGAAGACCGTTAACCATGTTAGAGGCCAACACGTAAACTGGAGGATTGATTTTGATTTGTTCTAGATAGACTTCTACTGCGCCAGGGAATCCTTGTTCTGCCCAGTGCTCTTGAATCCTACGGGACAATCGAGCGTTAAAGGTTTGTTCGCTTGGAAGAATTTTCTTTCGTCCATCGACGGGTCGATTCATAACTATCTCCTATCTTTCCTCGTCAACTACACGCAACAGCTTTAGTTTGGCGCGCTCTAACATCCATAGTACTTCGGGACCGCCAGCCATGTTAGAGAAAAAATACTCTGTACCCTGAGAATCTTCACCGACAATGGCAACGGACGACAACGGTTCAGACGCTGCTTGCTGGATTACCCAGTTAGGATCGCCGTCAAGACGGCTAACGATAGGAGCAACCACCACGTTGTTCCCGGATTGCGCATCTAAAACATTTGCGTAGTCGAAAAGCGCTTCGCGGGCTTTAGCGATCAAGAGTGAACTTGCTGTGAGTCCGTCGGCATAGAGCGTATCCTTTATGAATACTAAATCTGCTGCAAGTTTGCGTAAGTTAGCTGGCGTCATGCCATCTCCTCTCTTCTGTCTCTGCGATCTCCGCTTGGATCAAAGCGGCAACGAGGGCGCGGGGTTCGTCGCCGGCTTCGCCATTGTACTTGATCGGATCAGGCCCCGGCGGGAACAGGCCGGCAAACGCGCGCGGCCCGTCGGCGTCTTTCAGGATCATGCGGCCCCACCCCGGCCTCACGCGCTCGCACAGGCCCACGGCAGCATCGAAAGAGGACAGGAAGTGAGGCAATGGTTCCCATTCGCAATCGTCCTGCCAGCGGAATTGCCATACGGCGTCTGAGTTGCAATACCGGCAAGAGCCGCCGCTTAGATGCAGTGCAATCTCTACGTCTAGAGCCCTATTTTCCTCCCCGCCTTCGACGCGGGCAAGGAGGGCTTCGAAGGTGGGCAGGTTAGCGGTCATCACTCATTCCCCTTCATGCCACTGGTCAGTTTGTGCGTCGTAAGCGTGAAAACCTAGACCACATACTATTGAATACATGTTCGCCGCCTTGACGGCTTCGATGGCCGTATGCCCCAGGGCTAGAGCCCCATAGGCAAAGTCGCGACCTTCTCCCAAGGCGAGCTTATTGGTACCATGCTCGACCTGATTGCCTAAATGGTCAAATCGAAACAGGGATTTCTCCCGAACAAGCACAGCATTTACTCTCCCGTTGTAAGTAGGAAACTTCTCCGCCGTAGGACCGTCGCTGTTGTACCAACCCAGGAAGCGGTTCACATCGAAGGTAGGACCGATGGCGGCGAGCACCCCATCCCGAACCTTCCACATCTTAGGAAGCACCCAACGGTTTGTCCCATCATTCACGGCTCTATCGGTTACAAGAACCTGTCCGTCCCAAACAATTACGCTCATATTTCGTTAGCCTCCCCGTTCCAAAACCTGATAATACCTAACCATAAAATTAAAACTGTCCAAGTAAGACCCTCCGATTGCTCGCATGACTATGATCCAGAATTTAAGATCTTCTGTTAGCTGTCGCTTGCGAATTGCCTCTATGATTGCATCGATTTGGCTTGGTCGATGCGGTCTAAATGCAATGCTATCCCAAGTCGCGTGTTCCCAATTCTGATCCAACACAATAAAAGCCCTAATGATATCAAGGTTTTCTTCAATTTGCTCTTTCGTTAACAGGCTAATGTCCTTGTAAGCCATCGCGTGCGCCTCGTCCCAAACAATTACGCTCATTCTTCAAGCACTCCCAATTCGCGGCGGATTTTCAGTCGGTTGTTGTTAGCGTCAAGTAGGGCATCAAATGTGGCTAGGCCTGTCAGTATACCAAACGGCCATGTGTGGCTGCGTCTGCGTTCTCGTTTTATACAGCCTAGCAGTTTTTCGCACGGTGCTTTTTCTATGATAGACTGTAAAAGATATTCGTAGGGATTGTCTGACACGGAATTGATATGCTCAAACCCGCCCGCGGCATCCATCACACCAATGACTTTCCTTACCGCTCGAAGACCAGCGAGGTATTCTTTGCGGGCTTCTTTATTTGTGATGTAATCTTTTGCTGTCTTGCGTTTTTCGGCTAAGTTACCGGCGACAACAAATGCCCCGCCGTCTTTATCGCTAATCTGCAAACGCAGATCGTCGTCGAGTTTATAAACTTTTTTGTCTGCGCCTCGGTCCCAAAACACCTTACCGATATACTTGCTGCTTTTAGACGCGCCACAAATCGAGTACCTAAACTCCCATGGGAATCCCAGCTTTTCCAGGGTGTTCCTAAACGAAATAGAAGTTACATACGTGTTGGTACAAAACCATGCTAATCCACTTGGTGTGATGAACAACATAGGATAACTACGAACCTTTGTGTCATAACCCACACAGATATACTCGTTATCGCCCATCCAGTATCGGTAACACCCTACAGGACGTCCTTTGCTTTTGCTCCTGACACGAGACAGTTGATCTTTGAGCTTTTTGTAGAGGGCGTTCTCTGACATCAGGCATTATCCTTCATCTTCTGGACGGCAACAGACAAATCCAACTGTTCAAGAGCGGCTTTGTCGCTCTCGTCGATAGCTGGCATGCTTGAGTCTGACGATTTGCGCTGTGACTTCTGTGCATGTTTGTTCTTTGCGTACTCTGGCAGAAACTCCCACAGCGATGGCCACTCACGCAGAACAGGACTAAGCGTCCGATGGCTGCGCATAATCTTTTCTGCTGCGCTAACGCTCGCTTGCTGTCTTCCATCGATTTCTAAACGAGCATCAGCGTATTCGTGGCATGGTTCTAGAATTGGAGTCCATTCGTGTACGTTAAGAACGAAAAGCCTAACTGACATTTCGCTCCGCCACGAAGACCCGTCTATTTGGTACTTGGAGATATAAGGTGATAGAATCGACGGAGTCGTTATTGTAGTTCTTGTAATTCCGGTTGGGATAGGAATTCTATCGTTTATGTTTTTTATGATGTTGGTAGCGTGGAAATGAGACTTGCGCTCAAACGCCGCATCGCAAATATAAATAGATACTGCGGTAGCAAAAAAGTCTTTTAGAAGCTCGTTGTTGTAAACCTCCTCTACTTTCTTTGCGTTATCTCCATAAAGTAAACGCATCACTTCTTTGGCAGACTGAGGTAGAGGGATTTCTGGTTTTGCTACTTTAAGATGCTCGTCGTGGAACCGGCGATTGATATTTTCTACAACGGCGCGGATAAGTTCGTTCGACATAACAACAACAGTCATAGATGTTTCTCCTTTGGTTATTTCATCATCACAACTTCGCCCCATGGGGCTTTGTCGGAATGTGTGGACACCCATAACACTGGGTAATCTGGTTGGGGTCCGAAGTCGCTACAGCACAAATCGGTTAGGAATACGCACGCGACCGGCGTAATTTCGTGCTCCTCGATATACCGCATGACAGGGGAGAACGCCGTTCCGCCGCCACCGTGCGGCTTAATAAAAGGGTCCTCCTGTTGGTCAAACTTGTCGTAATGGCAGACCTTGCTGTCGAAATAAACAACGTGAATCGCCCTTGGTTTACTATCCTGGTGGATAGTTCGAATCTCAGTCGCAAACTGATTAAGCTCATTGCTTCCAATAGAGCCGGAGCAATCCACAGCGACCACAAGTTCTCCCATTTCCTCACCGCTAACGCTCGGCATGCACAGACCCATCGAATAAAAGCGGCGATTGACACGCGAGAATGAGCGTTCGTCAGTGCGGGCTTTCTCCACAAAGCGGTGTAGGACATCACGCCAGTCAACGCGCGGGTTAAGCGTATCCTCGACAAAGCGTTTAAGACCCTCACTAAGGTTGCCCCGCATCTTAGCGACCTGTGCGGCTTGTGCTAGCATGGTCTTAAGGTCTGCCTGCAATTCAGCCTGTTGCGACGCATCGCCAGGGGCATCCATGCAGTTATCTAGAGATGAACCGGGTTGCCCATCCCCTGGTTGTCGGCCTTCGTTGTCTTCTTGCGGCAACAGCGAATAGATAGTTTCGACAACGCCGCCGCCTCTGCGAAACAAATCGCCATCTAAAACACCGTGATCCGGCATCTTACCAACCCGTTCGTCGGTGAGGATTTGGTTCACGACAACGTCAGCTGCAATGTTCCACTTGAATGGGTCACGCGAACCACGCCGCAAAATATGCTCCAGCACCGGGTGAAGAACCTCATGCCCAACGAGAAACAAAACTTCTGCGTCGTTCAGTGTGCGGATGAAACCGGGGTGGAAAATAATCTCTTTGCCGTTAGTCGCGGCAGTTGGCGGGTTGAGATTGTCGTCAATCCGAAACGACATGTTGAGAGCCAACATACCGAAAAACGGATATTTCATAACTAGCTGTGTCTTAGCACGAGATATACGCTCGGCGACATCAGCGTGTAGTTTTTGTTTAGACATATGTTCTCTCCGTTGTTTTTAGCCCATATAAGCGCGCATCTTATCCATGATGGACTTCACCTCATCTGCGGTAGCAGAACGAACGTCCAGGTCTCGGCGAAGCGTATCGGGATCATGGCTTGCGATCTTATCCATGACTTCACTTCGCATAGCCTCAAAGTCTGGGTTATTAGTGATGTTCATACGCCCAAGAATCTCACATGTTTCTCGTACGTTATCGATCAGTGAGTCGCGGAAGATACTGGTAGGGTCAGCAATCTTTTCATAAACGCCTTCAACGCGGTTGAAGAGCCGTTGCCATGCTTCTCGTAAAGCTACGTCTTGAGCGTGGTTAACCCGTGCTTCAACATCGCTGCGAATCCGATCAAGCTCAGAGTCCAGCACAGACACACGAAAGTCAGTCGCAGGGACAGGGAAAACAGCCATATCGATCCGAAACTTTTCGCGAATATGCCGCGGGTCTGGATAGTCCTCTCGGTTGAACAGCGCGCCAAGCGTGTTTTGGGCGTCACTAACCAAGGCAGGATAGTGCTTAACAAACTGATCTACTAGCCACTGCCACTCGCTAGCATGCTGACCATATTCTTTGATAAAGGTGAGATAGTTATCACAAGGGAGTAACTGCGTCCCTTCGATACCCCAAGGCAGAGTGTTGCGATAATAGAGCGCACGAATAAAGGTACTTTTGGCATGGACCAATGATAGCTCTTCAGCACCGGGCAAAAGCGCCTTGTTATAGCGCCCCACTTGTTCAGCCACGCCAAAGTCATTGGCCACTTTGCGACTAGTCTTTTTGTCGAAACGACGCGCAGACCATTGTGAAATAGTAAGCTGAGTCAACAGTGCACGTTCATGCAAAGACATAGTATATCTCCTGTTTGTTGGTAGGAAAAAACGGGTTAGTGTTGGCCGAGAATGATATGCTTATTCTCACGAATCCAATCAGCCACCGAAGGATGCGCAGCAAGAACAGCCGTTTTCGGACTGCCCAAAACAGACAGCACCAACATGACGCCAAACTCACCCGGCATACGCCGAAGGTACTTCATCACGTTGCCGATAGTATCTTTGTTGGTTCTCGCACTAAGAGCACCAGTAAGTGCATAGAGCGTTGACGGGCTAGTGGGAACGTCTGAAGAATCCGGTTTAGCAATGATAGCGTCTGGATCAGGAAGCTCTCGATAGATTTTGAGAAACGCGTTAAACTCCGTAGCAGCGCCCTCCCCCACAGCGCCGACAAAGCACGCAAATTCAGCGCTCTTAGGCACAACGTCCAGCACTGCGGAAACGCCGTCAACCCAGGAACGGGGAGTTGGATTAGCATCACGCTGCGGATCAAAATCATGCAGCATGGTAGGCTTGAACCGAATGAAAGAGATAACTTCCGAACGTACTTCGTTAGCCAAAGCCCAGTTAACCCAATCATCCATACTGGTCACAAGCTCGATGGCAGTCTCACGGTTACGCAGATGGCTAAGAACACGGTTAGCACCGGCTCGATCACTTTGTCTGTTGCCAGTGCTAACAACCATCCAGCCGGGGGGCAAAGGCACACCATGAAGGTTCCGTGCTTGGCAGATATTGGCCAGGACCTTCTGCAAGTCAGCAGACGCTTGGTTGCGGTCGTCAAAGCACAAAATGCCTTCCGACGTCGGATCAGTAGGGAACCACTCTGGGATTTGGTAACGCAGCGTGCCGTTATCGGGGACTGGGATACCAAAATCTTCCACAAGCATTGTCGGCATATGCCGCTCGATATACTGCACACCAAGCTGATTAGCGGCTTGACGCACGATAGACGTTTTGCCACCCCCAGGGGGGCCTTCGACACAAAGCGTACGCTTAATCGCATAGAGCGATTTGATAACTTCTGACAGTTGAGTGCTGCGTATAGCGTTAGCGCCAGTCGTTTCGATTTTGGTTGAATTGTTCTGCATTGTCTTGTTCCTCTCTTGTTTGTTGACGTTCTTCACTGACTGAGTGTGTGTTTGGGTTTTCTCCTATTGCTGTTTTGTAAGCCTCAACCATATCGTCGAGGTCAGCCCATAGTTCAAATGGGTAAATATCTCCGTAATGCGTGCGCATAAACGTGAGAAAATCATATGTAGTATCAACAATTTTTTTATGCGCCCGATGAGTGCAGGAATACCACCAATCTTCGCCTTTTTCGGCTCTTAAAGCAGAAAATATAAGTATAAAACTTGGTAATACTTCTAGTTGTGTATTCTTACTCATGGTAACTCCGATTGATTTTGCTCATAGCTCAAAAGAAAATTACCCACGTTCTGAAGACGAAATGAGCCACAACAGCGCTCGAAAGAAAATTACCCACGTTTCAAAATCATCGGGAATATCTAAGTTTTGTTTGCGTAGTTCTGTAATTTGTTCGTACCCATCCAATTTTGAAAGCTCTTCCCACCAAACTTCGCCTTTATCCAGACGAACGGCAGTGAGCAGGAGAAGCCAATGCGCTGACATGGCGGTTTCAATGTCGTCGTAAAGCAGCACTGCGCTTCTCCTGCTGCTCTATCAAACGCGGATGTCCACTGTGGGTTCATTAGGCGTGTTTGTGTTTGTGTTTGTCCGCCAAGCATCAGCAAAATGTTCGTTGTTTTTAGTCCGCAACTCTTGGTTGGTTTCGTTTGTGCGTTCGTAAAGCTCATATTCTAACTGAGCATCAGAGAACATTTTGCCGATCAGCAGGAGGATATACACGGTGGTCAATAAAGGCCACAGGAGGCTCACCCATGCGGTTTGGAACCAAATGCGGTCGTAGGTACCATCGGGGTAGAGAATCTTACCAGCGGCCACGTATCGCGCAAATAGATAGCCCATGGTTACGGAGATGGCGACAAAGCCACTGAGGTAGATCAGCATGAACAGTCCGAACATGTGGTTTCTCTCTTGGTTAGCGGTTGTTGGGATCAATCACTTTGAAGACGAAATGAGCCACAACAGCCAGGGTGACGCAGCAAGCGGCTAGGGCGATACCGATACTGATAATAGCGATATCAAAGCTGTCGTATGGCAGACAGGTTACAGGAGTGTTGAGTGGGATAGAGATTGTTTGAGTGTAGCCGGTGTTCATTAAAAGCCCTTTCTGGAAACGCCTTCGCCGATAATGAGGCGGCCATCGTGATGATGAACCACAGCAGCGGTAGCGTAAATGTGGCGATTGTTCGGGAAGTTGTTGGCAATAAGCCAGCGGCGAGAAGGGAGGTTGGTGGGAAGGTCAATCTTAGCGTTGGCAGGACCACAGAGCAAAATAAGCTTGGTGTAGCCAAGGGCTAAAATTTCATCGAGTTCTTCGATGGACCACAGATGGCCTTCGTTACAAATGAAGTCGCTCCCAGCATACCAGTCATAGACGGCGTCACTGGGGGAATAACCACGGCCCGAATAAACGGGGCGTAGCACAAGCTTAGAGGAAGACATAACATTCTCCTACTATGTTTGTCAGTTGTTTGGAAAGTTTGAGCTGTCGGGGACCGAAGTCCGATCGACCCGGCTAGCGTACCACGGTCCGGCGGCGGTGTCAAGCCCCCTACGGGGGCTTGGAAAAGTGTAAAAGGCAAAAGTAATGGCGAAAAGTGTAAAAGGTAGGGGTAAAAGTGTCAAAAGTAGACATAGAAGTGTAAAAGGTAGGGGCAAAAGTGTCAAATTTAGATTATTTAGATTGTAAAAGTGTCAAAGATTTTACATGTCAAAAAGCTGAAGTCGTTGGGGCGCAAGGGTTTGCGAGGGATAAGGTAGATAATATAATCTAAGTGGGGAAAAATAATAAGTTCTACAGAAGTGTAAAGTGGGGGGTAGGACCAAAATCCTATCGGCCAAAATTTTTTTGTATCGGGAAAGGGTAGTGTTTTTTCTTATATTATTTATATTAAGTAGATTCTAATATACTAAGAAAAAATGTCCAACCTGCTGGTTTTACCTTGAAAACACTGGATATTTGACACTTTTTAAAACTGTCAAAAGTGTATAACATTTGACACATTGTGTGTCAAATCTTTTACACAAAAAAGTGTCAAATATGTCAAAGAATTTCGGGCCTCCGGAAAAAAAATAGATTGTGCTTGACACTTTTTTCCAATCTTTGACACTTTTTTCCAATCTTTGACACTTTCCGAATTGGGGCAGACCTGCCTTAATTTTACACTTGACACTTTTATTTGACACTTTCCGAATTGGGGCAGGTCTGCCTTAATTTTACACTTTACACTTTTACGATTAAGGCGGGTCTGCCTTAATTTTACACTTGACACTTTTATTTGACACTTGACACTTTTGTTTTACACTTTTATGATTGGGGCAAATCTGCCTTAATTTTACACTTTACACTTTTAAACGCGCGATCTGTAAAATTACGAGCCGTGAACCCCCGACGAATGGTCCGAACGCAGTGAGGAACCGCAGCACAACAAACCTCCTAACCCCCCGACAACCTGTGCCCGATGGTGAGAAGACAAAAAATAGCAGGCGCTTGCGCGCCTGCCGTGACTTAATCATTCTTATGCCAGATGGTAATGTCTCTTACCGCGACGTAAACGCAGTAGCCGACGATTGCAGCAAAGCCGAGGATGCTTAGGATTTCGTTCATTGTTGCACCTATGAAAAGAAAGGGGCGAGGCTTGCGCCTCGCCCTGGGTTGGTGATCGTTAGGCGAGAATCGTGGGGCCTTTTTTGCTGGGCTTGGGAGCGCTTGGCGGAAGCCAAGCTAAGTAAGGTTGCCCAAATTTGTTCGCCAGCAAAATCGGTGGCTGCAATTCATCCGCTCCAGGCGCGACGAACATGGCCCATTGTGAAATGGGCGCTTTGTGCTTGGTCGACAATTCACGCATTTTCTTTGCGATCTTTGCCGCATCGGCCGCGCTGAACGCGCCCTTCTCGTTTTTCTTTAGGGCAATTTCGCCTTTCGGATTGAGAACGATAGACACGTTGTCACGATACAACTTAGCCATGATATGGCCTTTCTTGTTCCCCTGGCGCGTCGGGGTTTCAAAGAGCTTCGCCGCTTGCGCCTCAGCGGCGTGACCTTTTTCGCATGGCCACGGTTAAAAAACTATGTATTTGATTTGATCGCTGCATTAAATCTTTGCAATGTGCAGTTCATGTTTTGTTCCGGACGTCGTCTAGCTAGGCTTGTTCCCTATGCAACGCGCAATAAGATAAGCTCTGTTTGATATCCCTTTGCGCACACGATACAAAAACAAAAGCCATAGCATTATAAGGGTTTACGCGTGCGCGCCCGCGAAGGGCCGGGGGGCACGCGGCCATTGGCCCATGACCGCCCCCTGGAATACCCAAATCTCACATAACAAAACCCAGTTTTTCCAATATTTGACACTGCATTAGTATCTTACTAACCCCTATTTTTATATTTGACACTGCATTAGTATCTTACTAACCCCCCACTTCTTCGATTTCCAAAAAATTGCAGCCCCCAAAAACCAATATTTGACACTTTTAGTGTACCGCTTGACTTCCCCTGGTCTTTAAGCACATTAAAAGCATGCAGGTTACTCGTTGGAACAACCGATTTGCTATGGACTTAGCCCTTTTATTAGAGGGTTCCGGCGAAACCGTGGATGAAATCTTAGTCCGGCATAAGCTAATCAAAGACGATCTGCTAACTTTTTCGCAAGATAGTGCTTTCGAGAAGCGCGTTAACGAATACAGAAACGAAATTAAAGAAAAAGGCGTCACGTTTCGTATGAAAGCTCGCGCTCAGGCAGAAGAACTACTTACGACTTCGTGGGTTTTGATCCATGCACCTGATGTTTCCCCCACAGTTAAGGCCGACCTTATTAAATCTACGGTCAAGTGGGCTGGTTTAGAGCCTAAAACGGGCGATGGAGACGTTAACGTGGCGCAAGGTGTCTCTATCACCATTAATTTAGGCGAGCAACAGTGACCGAAAGCCTCTCAATCAACTACACGCCGCCCCCTACAGGGCGCAAATTCATGCTATCAAACAAGAAAATGCGGGTAATTATGGGTCCTGTAGGGTCCGGAAAGAGTGTTTTATGCTGTTTTGAGATTATTCGCCGTGCTTCTATGCAAGAACCAGCCCCTGATGGCATTAGGCGTAGCCGCTGCGCCGTGGTTCGTGAAACGGTGCGTCAGTTGAGCGACACAACAATCAAAACATTTCTTGATTGGTTCCCAGAAGGAATATGTGGCCGCTTTATGCGCACGACTAAAACCTACTTCTTTAAAATGGGCGACGTTGAGTGCGAGATTATGTTCCGCGCCCTGGATGATGCCGACGATGTGGCCAATTTGAACTCACTCGAACTGACTTTTGCCTTCTTTAACGAGTGCCGGGACATTGCGCCCGAGATTGTAGACGCCATGAGCAAGCGGATCGGGCGTTTTCCCTCTTCTAAGGACGGCGGGCCGACGTGGTTCGGGATGTGGGGCGACACTAACCCACCCACTATGGATACATGGTGGTACTATATGATGGAGAAGCTGGACCCCAAGGACGGCGTGAGCTTCAAAGAGAATGGTTGGGAGGTGTTTAAACAACCATCTGGGCGTAGCCCACATGCAGAAAACGTAGAAAACTTACCTGACGGTTATTACGACACGGAAGGGCGGAGCGAAGAGTATACCCGTGTCTACATCGACGGTGAGTACGGCCTGTCTCTGGCCGGTACACCTATATATAAGTACTTTAGGCCAGATTATCACATTTCGATAAACCGCCTTAAACCTATTATGAACGGCATACGACCCCTGGTTGTCGGGATGGACCTTGGACTTACGCCAGCGGCTGTGATTGGTCAGCAAGACCCCAGAGGGAGAGCCCTTATTCTAGCAGAGGCAGCTAGTTTCGACATGGGCGTGCAACGCTTCGCGCGCACGGTGCTGCGTCCGCTCCTTGTGGAACGGTTCCCTGGCATGGACGTACACGTTATTGTGGACCCCGCAGGTATTCAGCGCGCGCAGACAGATGAGCGCAGTGCGGTTGATATTCTTAAGGCAGAGGGCTTTAAGGTTATGCCTGCTAAGACGAATAACTTATCTGCACGGCTTAATTCAGTCGACGAGCTTTTGATGAGGCAGGTTGACGGGGATGCCGCCTTCTTAATGGACCCGCTGTGCTCGCGGCTTAAGGCTGCGATGATGGGTGGCTATCGCTATCACCCCAAAACTGGTGGGGTTGAGAAGAACCAGCACTCGCACATTGCCGAAGCTTTGCAATACTTATGTCTCCATATTACCGGAATGGGAGAGATGATGGCGAGGATGCGGACGCGGACTGTGCAGAAAGTTAGTCCTGACGGATGGACTTGACTTTAACTGAGGTTTTTTCTAATGTATCGGCGTTTCTCTCTGTGTACCTAACCCTGGAGCTTGCGCTCCAGGGTTTTTTCTTATATGTCTAAATTATCTTAGACAAAGGATTGCGAATGGCCGGGCTATCCATCCTTCGTGTGGTCAGTAACGATGAGATTGATGCCGAGGAAAAACGGCGGATTAGGGCTGAGTTAGAGGCCCGGCAGAGCCGCCCTGTCATTCTTAACATGGCTGCTTATATTAAGAAGTGTTGGGAAGCCGCTAAGGACGCCAAAGAGCCCATCGAGCGTCTAATGCTTAAAGCTAAACGGCAGCGCAACGGGGAGTACGAACCGTCTAAACTAAGTAGCATCCGCAATCAGGGCGGGTCTGAAGTGTTTATGCGGATCACCGAAGTTAAGTGCCGGGCGGCGGAGTCGTGGCTGCGAGATATTCTTCTGGCAGACGGCGGGCCACCTTGGGACTTGCGCCCCACTCCAGTTGCAGACTTAGACCCATCATCGACAGAACTTATTCAGTCTATGTTTGCTGAGCGTGTGATGAACATGATTAAACTCATGGGTCAATCACCTAGCCGCGAAGACATGGAAAACGTAAAAGAAACTCTTGTTAATGAGTATAAACTTAAAGTTCAGCAGCAAGCGCAGAACCGCGCTGACCGGATGAAGCATAGGATCGAGGACCAGTTTGCCGAGGGCGGGTGGTACCAAGCATTTGATGACTTCATTACCGACTTGGTGACGTATCCAGCGGCCTTTATTAAGGGTCCTATGGTACGTCGGCGCACGGTGCTTAAGTGGAAACGCGACACAAGCGGGTACACATATGTAGAGCCAGAAGAAACGTTGATACCTGAGTTTGAGCGGGTTGATCCGTTTCGTATCTATCCGGAGCCGGGCGTTACGAATATTAACGACGGGTATCTGTTCCAACACCACCCCATGCCACGATCTGAGTTGGCCGGGTTGATTGGTGTCCCCGGCTACGATGAAGACGCCATTCGTCAGATTCTAGAGAGCGAGTCCATCCAGACGTGGTTTGATGACCTTGTTGAGGATCAGAAAGAGGACTTGGAGCGGAAGTTCGGGACTTATCGTTCGCCTAACACGACTTACGATGTCCTTGAATTTTGGGGTAAGATCAGCGGCAAACACCTTATTGAGTGGGGGCTTACGAGCGAGGAGGTGCCTGATCCAGCCCGTGAATACGATGGAAATGTTTGGATTGTTGGTAACTACGTCATTAAGGCTGTCCTAAACGCAGACCCACTTGGCGAGAAGCCTTACGCGAAGACATCGTTTATTAAAGTGCCCGGTGCGTTTTGGGGTATGGGCATTCCTGAGATGATCGAAGATATTCAGAATGTATGTAATGCTTGTGCTCGCGCACTGGTTAACAACATGGGTATTGCCTCAGGTCCGCAGGTCGAGATTAACCTTGATCGCGTACCGCCTAATGAAGACATCACGGAGATGTATCCGTGGAAAATTTGGCAGGTTAATAATGACCCACTAGGGTCTGCGGCTCCTGCCGTTCGGTTTTCGCAGCCGGATGACCGGTCTACCACTCTTATGGGTGTTTATGAACGGTTTGCGCGTATGGCCGATGAGCACAGCGGGATTCCGTCTTACGTGTCGGGGGACATTTCGGTGACGGGCGCAGGACGTACGTCGTCCGGTTTGAGTATGCTGATGGGTGCCGCAGGTAAAGGCATTCGACAAGTCGTGGGTTATATTGATAGCGATGTAATTAAACCTGTAGTCGAGAGACAATTTGTGTTTAATATGCGCTTCGATGAAGATGAGACTATTAAAGGGGACAGTGTCATTGTACCACGCGGAGCGAGTACCTTGGCAGTTAAAGAAGTGGTTAACGTTCGACGCATCGAATTTCTTAATGCGACGGCTAACCCAATCGATGCTCAGATTATGGGGGTTGAAGGTCGCGGGGCGCTTCTTCGCGAAGTTGCTAAGACTTTGCAGATGCCGAGCGACGACATTGTCCCATCTCGTGAGAAGCAAGCCATCATGGCTATGGCGCAGGCGCAGATGCCGCAGGCACAGCCCGGTGCTCCTGGTGAAACTCTTCCAGACGGGTCCCCAGCGGGGGGACAAGCAGCTAACGTCGTGGCTAACCAACAGACGGGGCGGACGACGTGAGACCGCCTAATAACAATGAAATCAAACAACTAGCTGCACTGGCCAAGGCATATCCAGATGCAGTGGTTTATCTTCGCGAATGGCGGAATAAGGAGTTGGATCAACTCCCCCACGTCGCGGGAACTATCCTGATTGCACAGGGGCGCTGTCAGGTGTTGAAGGAGATAGTTAAACTTCTCCAAGATGCCCCGGATATTGCGGCTAAACTAAAATAGCCGACAAGGAGTTTTAGATGAGTGTGCCAAAACAAGTTCGTAGACAAGTTGAGGCGGTTAAAACCCACTTTGACCAAGTTCAGAGCGAGGCAGATAATGCCGACGTTTCTGAATCGGTGACTGCGGAAAACACCGACCGGCAAGTTGTGAACGAAACTACGTCTGTTGAGGGTAGAGAGCAACCTTCAGCTGGCGACAGGGAATACGAGCAGAAGTACAAAACGCTTCAAGGCATGTATAACAGTGAGGTTGTAGCTGTTAAACGCGAGAATGCAGACCTTAAAAGCCGACTCGCCCGGTTGGAAGAATTGCTTGCAACACCAACGCAAAATGATACGTTTACGGCACAGCAATTCATTACTCCACAGGACGTAGAGGATTACGGAGACACTATTGAAGTTATCCGTAGGGCTGCTCGCGAAGAGAACCAAGCGCTCGCAGCAGAGCTAGCTGCGGTTAAAGCCGAGCTTCGCAAAGTGTCCACGGTAGTTCCGACTGTCGAACGGGTCACAAGAGCGCAAGCGGAATCCCAAGAACAAATTTTCTGGGATCGGTTAACGGCGGCAGTGCCTGATTGGCAATCTATTAACAACGACCCACAGTTCCACGATTGGTTGCTTGAAGTTGACCCAATCAGCGGCCTCAACAAGCAAGTCTTCTTGGAAGAAGCCCAAAAGCGTTTTGACGTAAATCGTATCGCTACTTTTTTCAACGCATGGAAAGAACAAACCAATGCGCCAAAAGCTCAATACCAACGCGATTCCCGTCAGTCGCAGCTAGAAAGACAGATTACTCCCGGTAGGTCTAGGGGTAATACTAGACAACCTAGCAGTCCTCGTGTATATTCCAGACAAGATATTGCTACTTTCTACAGTGATGTCCGAAAGGGAGTGTATCGGGGCCGAGACGACGAGCGGGCTCGCATCGAGGCTGACATCTTTGCCGCACAGGCGGAGGGTCGAGTTGTTGCAACGTAGATATTAGGAGTCTACTATGTCGTTTCCGAAAGTCACCGGCCAGCCGAACTACTCGGGGAATTTCATTCCTGAAGTTTGGAGTGGCAAACTTATTGAGAATTTCTACGACGCTACCGTTTTGGCGGCGATTTCCAACACCGATTACGAAGGTGAAATTCGTTCGATGGGGGATACGGTTAATATCCGTACCACGCCGACGATCACCATTCGCGATTACGTGAAGGGCCAGTCGCTGACCGTTGAGCGTCCGGATAAGCCGAAACTCCAACTGCTTATCGACAAGGGTGAGTATTTCTCCTGCGTCGAAGACGATGTTGATCGTATTCAGTCGGATATTAATCTGATGGACACTTGGTCCAAGGATGCGTCTGAGCAGATGAAGATCAAGATCGACCAACGCGTGCTGACTGATCTACTGCCGGATATTTCCGCTAAGAACAAAGGCGCTACCGCTGGTGAGAAGACGGCTTCCTTTAATCTCGGTACGACGGCTTCGCCGCGTGCGGTGACCAAGGACGGCAATAGCGGCACGGTCCCAGTGGTCGAACTCATCGTTGACATGGGCACGGTCCTTGACGAGGCGAACTGCCCTGAGTCCGGACGCTACTTGGTCATTCCTGCAAAAATGGCGGGTCTGATTAAGAAGTCGGAACTCAAGGACGCGTCTTTGACGGGCGACGGGACTTCGGTTGTGCGCAACGGGCGACTCGGTATGATTGACCGGTTCACGCTCTATGTGTCGCACAATCTGAAGGTGGACACTGGCGGTAAGTTTAACTTGATCGCCGGGCACAAGATGGGCTTCACCTTCGCGTCCCAGATGACCGAAATGGAAACCATCCGTTCGGAAACGACTTTCGGTAACATCATCCGTGGCCTGCAAGTGTATGGCTACAAAGTGGTGAAGCCGGAAGCGCTCGCTCAAGCGGTTGTCACTCTCGCCTAACAGAGGGGGCTTCGGCCCCCTCTAACCTATAAAGGATTATGACCATGGTTGCTTATACTGATACTCTTGGATTTAATAAGGGTACGGCCTCTTTCCCGGCTCCTAGCGATTCGCGTTTTGCGTATTACGAAGTGACGCTCGATTTTGCTGCAATCGTTGCTGCTCGCACAGCTGCTGCGGCTACCGCTTTGGCTGCTGGCGATACGCTCCAAGTTCTTAATCTTCCGGCTGGCCTGTGCATTCTGCAAGGCGGGCTTGAGGTTATGTCTGTGGAGTCCACCAACACTACGTCAACGCTTGACCTTGGCTTCACGGGCGGTTCGCCTGCTGCGGCTAACGTCTTCGCTAACGACGCGGCGCTCAACGCTCTAGGCATTACGGCTACGGGTCTTGCGGCCCCGGTCACGCTGACGGCGGCGGACACCCTTGATATCCTTATCAACACGGACGACCCGACTGACGCGGTTGTGCGGGTGTTCTTGGTCGGTGTTAACGTCAACGATCTGTAAGGGGTGGGGGCTTCGGCCCCCACTTCATAGGAGGCTATCATGGGTGTCTACAAAGGCATTGCCCAAGACAACGCCACCGTTAACGGTGGCACATTGTATAACGTGAACCTTACGGGTACGCCGCAAATTGGTGGCGTTAACCTTACGGCTACGGCTGCTGAGATTAACGCTACGTGCGACACGTCTGCGCGTCTTGTATCTGCTACGGCTGCTACTCTTGCAGTGACTGTTGCAGACCACGACGGTAAAACGGTTGTGCTTAACCGCGCTGCTGGGGTTACTGCTACTCTTCCTGCGGCGACCGGGTCGGGTGCAATCTTTAACTTTACGGTTGGTACAGCGGTTACCAGCAACAACAATATCATTAAAGTGGCGGATAATACTGACGTGTTTTCCGGAGTTGTTGCCATTGGTAAACCATCTGACGGCTCTGTTTCTGCTTTTAGTACGGCGGCAGCGAGCGACACGCTCACGATGAATGGCACCACGACTGGCGGACTTGTTGGCGGGATGGTGGCTTTTGTCGATATTGCGGCAGATACTTATGCGGTATTTGGTGACATTATCGGCAGCGGCTCTCTTGCTACTCCCTTCAGTGCGACTGTCTAAGTAGGGGGCTTCGGCCCCCTACCCATTTGAGGTTTCCCATGCCCGGCAAACGCATTCCTGCTTTGACGTCTCTCACAGGCGCAAACTCTGCAAACAACGACGAAGTTGTTATTTTCGATACAGATGCTGATGAGACCAAACGCATTACACGGGCGCAGCTTGCCGCGGGTTTGGTCGGCGATCTTCCCTATACTCCTGCCGGGTTCATCGCCGCTTCTACTGTCCCTACCGCTATTGCTGAGATTGTAAGCGACCTAGCCGCCGCTGGCGGCGCAGCGCTTATTGGTAACACCCCTGCGGGCACTATCGCTGCAACAACTGTGCAGGGAGCTATCAACGAGATCGTCAGCGACCTAGCCGCATCAAGTGGCTCATCTCTTGTAGGATTTTTGCAAGCAGGAACAAGCGCAGCCGCACGCACGGTCCAAGCTAAACTGCGTGATGTTGTAAATGTTAAAGATTTTGGCGCTGTTGGCGACGGTGTGGCTGACGATACCGCAGCGGTGCAAGCCGCTTTGAACACAGGTAAAGCGGTCTATTTCCCTGACGGTACGTATGCAGCAAGCGGGCTTTCCACAGGCGCGCTTAATCAAAAACTATTTGGTTCTGGGCGCATCGTCAAAAACGGAAACGGACCCCTGCTTTCTAGCACGCATTCCGGCTTGTCTATAAACGATTTGTATTTTAGCGGCACTGGATA